AATGGGTACACAGCGGACATGCAGGTGAGACGCTCTGCTGATGCGTCTGATATCATCCTGCACCTACAGGGGAACACAATGGAGCGTGGACTCACTGGTGGGGGTTCTACGGGATCCTACACAGTCGGAAACACGTTCGAGGGAACGGCAGGTTCTGGTGGGTTCTACCTCAACGCTACATCCGCAGGAGTAACGGCAGGAACTACGGGAGGTATCTATGCCTTTGCTGATAATGTTACCATGAAGAACGTACCTAAAGGGCAGCACTTCTATGATGTTGAACTAACTGCCACTGATGGTACAGTCACTAGGATCCTCGAAGGACGCTTCAGAGTCGCTCCTGACGTGACGAGATGATTAGATACCTTGTTCTACATATCGGGGGGTTCAAAGCTCTCACAGCGTCTCTGGAGGACGCTGAAGAGAAAAGAATCGTCGTTCATACGGAGATTCCACAGAGAGTCTCTACGGACTCCTCTGGAGTCTCGATAACAAAGGCAGTAAGCGAATCAAAGAGCCTAATTATGACTGGAACAAAGACGGTCGCAATTAGGCAAAACAATCCCGAGACTATCAAACTGATAACTCAATAATCCATTGAAAGGAAATAAAAATGGAAGACTTCAACTATACGCTATCTGAAATTCTAGGAACCATTTTCTATACCGCAGTCGTTTTCGGCCTTGGTGCGCTGAGTGGTCGAAAACTTTGGTACTGGGTTAGAAAGTTCTTCCCTTGGAATAAAGAAGGCTGATTAAGAGAGAGATTCAGGATCTTTCTCAATATAGACTTCAAATTTTACCCCCGTGGCGTCAAAACCTGCGGGGTAATTTATTGTAATTGATCCATCGTTGAGTCTTCCGTTTAGAGTGGTTGTAAATGGGAGTATTCCAGAAGATTGCTGTGGGGGCTCTTCCTCTTCCCCACATGTCGTACACGTTGTAGATCCGACACCAAAGAACTCTCCTCCTCCTGTACTACAATCAACTTCGGTTTTTTGATCACATACTCCATTGGTACAACACGCTCCAGTTGGAGGATCTGGAGGATCTATCGGCACTTGGAAAAACACATCATCCCTAAACTCATCTGCTAAACTTCGGTATCGAATGTTTTCGTATTCCGCTGGATTCGCCCCATCCCAAGGCTTGTTGTTGTCATCCAATCGAATTATTTTCTTTCTCTTGAGTAGAACACGAATATTTTGTCCATTACCCCATGAGCTAAGTGGAATTTGCTTGGGTGAGGTGAAGGAAACAATGTAGTTATTTTTTTCGGAGGATACTACGGCCATCGTTCCTTTTTTGAAGTTCACAGACCCACTTGAGGTATTGTCTGAATTTTTTACTTGTATTCCAGAGATAGTTTTAATCCACCAGTCTTCTGGTTGGATACCAACATCTCCATCGGGATTCCATCTCAACACTTCATCGGTCTGGGTGATGTCTATGTAAATTATACTTCCACCATCGTCGGTGTTTCCCATATAACCAAATCCCAAATTATCATCTTGATCTTGGAATGATAAAATCTCACCAGAATAGGCTGGGATAACTGATCGAGTAGTGTCTACTCTAAAATTTCCTCCCGCATTTGTTTTTAGAAGAGGAAATTCCATGGCCTCTGGAGTTGTGTTTGTGCGTAATCCCAGACCTTTACCTCCAATAGCCCATTGGACACCTTCATCGGCCAAATTACCATCCCAACCATCGGATGGAATGTCAATTGTCCTACGTGACATAGAGTATAGTATTTCTATGAGCGGAGCTGTATCTCCGCTCATAGCTGGATTGGAAGATGGAAAAAATGGAAACCTACAGGGGGGCTTGTGATCGAAGGGTGTTTCATAGTTTAGAGTAGTTTTAAAGAAACTTCGCTGTGCGTTGTATGTCGCACTACCATCTGCTCCTGTACCAGTGACAATAAACCTATCCATGCTGATGTCACCTGTATCAAACCTATTAAGAAATCTATAGGCTTTTCTCCATGCACTCTCTCTAGAAAAAGATCCATCATCATTATTGGTGGATGTTGTTCTTATGAAAAGACTAAAAGTATTATCACCATCTGTTCCGCATCCAAACTGTGGTATGAGTGCGGGTGTGCCAAACAAAACACTGGAGGTATCAGAGCTATTTGGAGTATTCCAAAGATCTGTTGGTTCGGATGTTCCGTAATTATATGCCATGGTTATGACACATCCGGTTCATCATCTACTACGGTAATATTACCATCGAGTGTACTATCGGGAATTGTATATCTGATTTTTAGTTTTGGTGCATTGGTTAATTTAGTGATAGTAAAATCCTCTTGATCTTCAGTAAAGAATCCAATGTCATCTAATAGTATTATTTCATATGCTGTTTTCGAATCACTGGTTGTGCGTACTGAATTGACTAAAACTACTCTGTTGTGAAATTCATTTTCTTTGTCGGCGGCTTCTAAAAGAAGATAATCTCCACGTTGATATCCCAATCCTTCATCGGGATCAATCATAAAAAATCCTTCTATGGTTTCGGGTGTGGTAGTACCACCACCTACAGTGATGGCGTTCCATTCTATTATTCCAGAATTAACACCTAGGCCACCACTGGCGCCGATGCGTTCATCTGGAAAACGAGGTATTCCATCAGCAGTCTGTAGATCTACGGCGGTAGTTAGAATGTCACCAGAACCAAAACAAACTATATTGTAGCCACTATCACTGTTTTCATTGTCAGGAGTTTCGTTGTAAACTGGGAAATCCCAGTCAGCGTTGAATGGTAGAGTATTATCATCATCTTCCTGCCAAAAATTACCATTAGGATTACCTGAACTCGAATCTTCTGCTCTATTCAATCGAATGCTGGCGGTTTGCGGTGAGAATATTTTCTTTAACGCGGTAACATAACGGTTAAATATGGCTTGATTCGCCTGATTCTGACCAGTACCATCATCTAATATTGTTGGTGGTTCCCAAATTCTAAATCGTGCTTTTGTAGGAATACCGTCGTTATTAGCATTAAATCTATATCGGTAGCAAGGTTGACCGTTTGAGTATGCGACGATTGGGAAACCTTCGGAATCAAGTATAGGCCAACTTTGGATATCAAGATCTACATCATTATTAGAATCACCACTACCAGAACCACCAGTGATTATTTGATCCGTAAATCCGATTTGTACATTAGATACCGCTTCTCCCAATGAGTTATGAAAGAAGTACATCGCTCTAGTTCTGGTGTTGTCATTGTCCACACCCTGATAAGGAAACCACTCACCTTTATTTTCATCATATGTTATAACATTCAAGTCAGGCATATTCTATCAACTTCCTATTGCATATACATCTACTTCTGTTGTTTCTGCGATCACAAAAACAAGATTCATTGCGCTTACTTCGATAAAGACATCATCGCCTGGTTCGAGTAAGTATCCGTTTGTCGAATCCACTCCCGATCCACCCACAAATACGTTTCCACCCGCAGTGGTAGGAAGTTTGACTCTTACTCCTGAACTGAGTGAATTTATCAACTCCGAGATCCGCTGCGCCGTGCCGGTCGGTGCGGTTTTCCTGGCGGTTAGGAGCGCAGAAGGAGTAGCAACCGAAACAGGAATTTCTCCCTCGGCGGTCAGCACGGCGGCTTCGGTAACGTATCTACCATGAAGTGCAGATAGTGCAGTAACGATGTCTGTCTCTGAATCATCCTTTACACCAACGGCTTCTTCTATGTTTGTGAATGAGGTTTGATCGTGAATCGTATCGATGTGTTCGAACAGTCCATGAGTCACACCATCAATTCCTGCACTAATTCCGAACAGGATGTTATTCATGGAGGTGATTCCACCAGACAACCCTTCGAGTTCTTTGAGGTGCGCGTGAGTCACTCCGACTGGGGCGAAGGTTATTCCGTCAGTGTCGTTAATCTCAAATCCCGAAACGAACACAGGCCATTGTCCAAGGGTTCCACCTGTACCAGTGACATATACACCGTTTGTACCAGCGGCTGCTCCCTTGACTCCGACTTCATTGCTGATTGTAAGACTGGTATCAGCTATGGTAGCAGAGACAGAGATATCATCCATATAAACATGGAGTGCGTCACCAGAAACTCCAGCAGGTAAAACAATGTCATCTCCCAAGTCAGTGGCTAAACTTAATCCATGAAGCCAAGTTTTCACTGTATCTGTCGAGGATCCACCTATAACTTTCTGAGTTTCAACTGCGTTGAAAGTGACACCGACTAAAGGATCACCAGAGACTGCTCCACACACACCCTTTATCGTTACTGCGTTGAGAGTAAGACCGTCTGATCTTCCCTGAACTTGTTGTGCGTTTGAATTTGATGCAAAGCGAGGATCAAGAGATGTGCGAAGGATTGGAACTGCATCGTCGAAAGTTAAACCAAGTGGTACAGAAGCTGCACTGTCAGTAAATCCGTGCAAGACATTGTATACGGGATACATTGCGGTTGCACCTTGAATTACAACAGTATCTGTTGCATCCGCTACTGCCGCTGTGTGTCCTTCTGCACCGAAAGAAAGACCTCGAATATCAAGATCAGTGGCAGCAACGATTAAGGTATCACTAACAGTAATCCCAACGGTTCCATCGACTCCAACGGTTACGCCATTACTAATACCATTGATAGCAACACCCACGTTGAAATCCATCGACCCTGCGGATCCTCCAACTATGACGGGATTTACGTCTGATCGGCCCCCAGAACTTCCAGAAACCTGTAAGTAGTTTTCGTCGCTGCGTACTGTGATTTCACTTCCTACATTTACAGTTGCTGCTATTTCTGCTCCAACTACAGCAACCTTGAGAGCATCACCAGATGCTCCGATTGCTTTACCGAAAACTGAGCCGGCTGATGCCCCATATATTCCCGTTGGAACTGGGAATCCTCCACTGATACCTTGGATAACAGAGAAGTCAGTTGCAGTTGCAATACCAGTTGTTGCACCAACGGTTCCACCACCAAGAGATCGAATATCCAAATCAGTTGCGGTTACAGTAACAGTGCCGAGAGTAGCTCCCTGAATATACACTGCGTCTAAGGTTCCGCCAACAACAGTTGCACTTTCAACCGTAGCACCCTGAATATAGGCGGCAGAAACAGTAGCAACAGTACCAATCGTAGCACCTTGGACATATACTGCGTCCAATGTTCCACCAATAACAGTAGCGTTTTCAACCGTACCACCTTGAATATATGCGGCGGTAACAGTATCAATCGTAGCACCTTGAATATATACTGCGTCCAATGTTCCACCAGCAATGGTGGCCGAGGAAATGGTATCAATGGTCCCACCGATGATCGTGACCCTCTCCAGAGTACCACCCATTACTGAAGTGTTTACGGTGATGTCACTCGAACCAAGGTTTACATCTAGTGCGCTACCAGTTGTGGTGAGTGCAGTTCCACCAGAGTAAAGCTGAACAGGAATATGCTTTCCTGTTGCACTGTCAACCAAATTAACGGTATCATCTGGGCCCCATGCGAGCTTTACATATTGAAAGTGCTGAGTGACTCCATCGGAGGTAAATGTGTCGGTTGCAACAAAAGCACCAGTTGCTCCTTCTGTTACTACGAATCTGTTTGGATCAGTCATCTGTGTCTCATCTCCTGAGAATTTTGAATATTCTTAGTATATATACTTGTTAGACTGTGGTGTTTGAACTATAATTCTTGAATTGAAAGGGATATATTATGTTTGAAGAAGTTGAAAGACTATTTACCACAGAATTACAGAAAGCCGTAGAAGAGTATGGTGGATCTTATATTGATGCCATCGTAGGGCTTTGTGATCAATACGATCTAGAACCTGCCTTTGCGGCAAAGTATTTATCAAAGCCGATCATAGAGAAGATTCAGGCAGAAGGGGAAAGCCTCAACATGCTTCCCCAAACCGCAAAATTACCCATTTAAACTTGACACCATGTCTCGAATGGGGTATACTTATCTAACAGTACTGGGGAGTTCCCAGTTAATTCACAAGGCCGAGGTAGTTCCTCGGGGAAGGAATGCAACATGAGTTTTGCAGATTTTAAGAAGAAGTCAGAGTCCAGTCTTAACAGTCTTCAGTCGAAGATGGAAACAATGGACAAAAAGAAGAGCTACACCGATGATCGCATTTGGCGACCTGAACTGGACAAGTCTGGTAATGGTTATGCCGTTATTCGTTTTCTCCCTCCGTGTGATGGTGATGGCGATGTGCCTTGGGCAAAGGTGTACAACCACGGGTTCAAGGGACCAGGTGGTTGGTTTATCGAGAACAGTCTGACTACACTTGGTCAGAAGGATCCCGTTTCCGAGATGAACAGTCGTCTCTGGAACAGTGGAGTTGAGAGTGACAAGGATATTGCGCGTGAGCGTAAGCGCCGTCTCTCATACTTCTCCAACATTCTGGTGATTAGCGATCCCGCGAATCCTCAGAACGAAGGTAAGGTCTTTCTCTACAAGTACGGAAAGAAGATTCACGATAAGTGTCTTGAAGCAATGAATCCCGAATTCCAAGATGAGGAACCAGTCAATCCATTCGATTACTGGAAGGGTGCAAACTTCAAGCTCAAGGTGCGTAAGGTTTCTGGCTTCGTCAACTATGACAAGTCGGAATTCGAAGCAACCTCCGTTCTCTTCGACGGAGATGATGAAAAGCTCGAATCACTTTGGAAGAGTCAGTACAAGCTCAGTGAGTTTACTGCTGAATCCAACTTCAAGAGCTATGATGAACTCAAGCAGCGGCTTGATCAAGTTCTTGGTGGTGATGAGCGTGGTACGGCTTCAGCAGAAACTGAAACCCTTACCACAGAAAACACAGAAAGTGCCTCGGAGAGAGAGGAGAGTCTCTCTACGTTTGACGAAAACACTGATGCGATGTCTTATTTTAATCAGTTGGCCAGCGAAGATTGAGATTCTTTGAGGCACTTTCGGGAGGACGGGTTCGCCCGTCCTCCTTTTTTTTTATTTAATCCACGACATACTGGCTCTTAGTGAAGTCTATACCATGATTAGTTCGTATAGTTTGATCAGCAATATCGGTGTCGAGAAAATCTCGTGTAGTTAGTGTATCTGAGAATAACACATTAGGTGATGTATTTTGATTTTGAGTACTGACACTCGGTGTACCCTTCTTAAATGTCGGGTTGATGGCATTTAAAAATTGGTTTATACTTTCTCTCATTTGTGCATCGGTTTGTCCAATCTCCCCTGTGACGGGATTTACAGACGGTGGCGTAGGGTCGGGAAGATATTCGAGACGAATAGGACCTGCGGCTGTTTGATCGAGGATCGCGTCCTTCGATCCTAACAAGCCGGCTGGCTTTGTTACAGCTAAAGTGGTAGGTCTCGAGGCATTTTCATTCATTTTTTGTTGTAGGTCCTTTGGACCTGGCATAATTTTATCGCCTGCTTCTGCCGCGGCTTTCATGTGGGTATCAATCAAATCTTGGATGGAGTCGGGTTCGCCAAATGTAAGATTTGTAAACTTATCAGGATTAGCAAATTTCATATGAGGCCCTAGCATCGCAACCCAGTCACTTTCAGTCAAAGTTTTGTCGGTTTTTTTTGCATCACTGAAAGCACTCATTCCATAATTAGCTAACTCTTTCGCGGCTGCGATGTGATAATCTGCTACTTTCATACCCTCAAATTCTTTGCGTATTTCGATCTTTGCGTGAGTAAAACGTGGACTGGTCGCACTGTTATCGTTTCGGTATTGCTTTATACGTTCAATTCCCTCTTCAAAAGCCCTTATCTTTCTATATCCCTCATAACCTTCATACAGAACGGCAAGAGGTCCAAGCGCCCTCATAAACAACCTCCCCCCTTTACCTCCGACCTTCTTCGTCCAGTCTGCAACTCGACCGCTCATAGTTGGTTTTGTTTGGGTACTCATACTAGGACGCGGTCCTGACATGTCCGTCACGGGGTTTACGGGTCGTGGTGTTGCTGGTGCTGGCCTGGGGGCGCCGCCACCAACTCCGCCGGCTGCACCAGCTCCGCCGGCTAGCGTAGGAATTTGGGGAAGAATGCGATTGAGTAGCTGTCCAGTTAATCCTAGTCCGCCTTTGCCCATTTTAAAAAGAAGTTTTGAAAGAGAAAGCAGAGGTCTAAGAAAAGGAATTCTAGCTAAAAGTCCTCCACCGATTCCTGTAAGTATGGTTCCAGACACATCCATTACCTTATCAAGCAGTCCGTCACCTTTATCTTCGGGTTTGGTGGGATCGAATTTCCGATTCTTAGCAACTATAGAACTAGAAGCACCAAGACCGAGTGTTGCATTTTTTCTTTTTCTTCTATTTTCTAGTTCCTCTTCTCGTCTCTCAGATCGCGTGGTTGCATCGTTACCACTAGCTGAACCCATAAAAATTACTTTTCGTGGGTTCATTATGTTGAAAGTAGCTTGTTTTTGTCTCTCTACAGTGAAATCTTTAGTTTGATTAAAAAGCACAACAGAAGGTGTGGATTTATCAACAGCAGCACCTGATATCTTATTCAGATCTTGGTTTTTTATTTCTATTACCTTGCCTACTAACGATCTCATTTATTATGTCTTTCGTTTTCTTTTTTTATCTCGTCTGCTAACAGATCGACATATACTTTCTTTTCCCACGGATATAATGAATCTATTTCTGTAATCGAATATTTATGCCAATACATCAATTGATGATTGGTTTTATAGTACTGCTCCAGAGTGGTATGGAGATTCATTAGATAAAAAAATCAAGGAGGTTCTCCATTGTTTTCTTGTTTTCCTTTCCACAAGATGGACAGGTGAAGGACAAGTCAATGCAATTGGATGGAAGTTTATCTATGAAAAGTTCATTTATCTTTTTTACATTTTCCACTGTCATTTTTTCTATAAAATCTGTTTTTTCTTCCTCTGTATAATCTTTGAAACTGTACGTTGTTTCGTCATCATACACAAAATCGATACAAGCAAGAAGGGTTGATGTTAACTCATCAGTTTTATTTACGAGTGAGTCATAAACAGAATCTATAGAGGGTAATTTTAGTTTAACACCATACGTCTCATCAAGCATGATTGTGTCTTTTGGCTTACCTTTCTTTTTTACTTTCATTTTGGTTATATCTGCCTTTATATCCAACGTATGATTACATTCTTCACAAGTAACCCTAACATCTACAGTTTCCCCAACAGACTTGGATCTTATTGAAATCATAAGCAGTTCTAAATCTAGAACAGACAGTTCTTCTATTTTTACACTGTCATCAAGGATACAAGAATCACAACATCGCAGGCTAGTTTCAAATATTTGTTTTTCGTCGTTTGATTCTATAGCCATTAAAAGAGTTTTTTCTTCCTTTACTGTATATGGCTTGTACTTCACAGTTTTATTCAATGTAGGCAACTTTACCTCATATACTGGTATTTCTATTGCTGGTAATGTCATGTTAAATGTTCTCCATAATAAGTCTGTTTACTAAGTTTATAATCTAATCAATCATATATCATCTAGGGTATCAATAGGACCCCCAGAAAAATTGTTAGCATCAGTTCTGACGCGACGAGGTCCACTACGAAATACTTCCTCACCCCTTGCTATAAATCCAGCGGTGAGGGGATTCTGAGGCGCCTCAATGGGATCAAATTCAGGTCTAGGTCCTAGAGTTGCTTCTCTGTTCATGTTGTCTTCGCCTGGATCGTTTGGTGATCCCACGATGTAATATCGTCTGAATGCTAATTGAACTTGCATTGTTGCAATTGCATCAGTGAGTCCTTGTCCTACTGTAACTCGTCCGACTCCTTTTGGCCAAACATCTGTTAACCTGACACTGTATGGACTAAAATCTTCCTTTAGGGTATATGCTTCTATTTCTGCATTGCAGCGATATGAATCTGGATATTGTAACTCTTGTGTTGTTTGACTCACGACGAGATTCATCCACTGTTCCATGAAATCTCTTTCTTTAAAATCGGCAGAAACTCTCATGGTTACGTCCAAGTCTCCACTGTATGTGCTTTCATATGGAATCTCGTCAACTGGTCCCGCAACTTTATATGGTTCACT